TACAGGTGCTGTTGACTCTTCTGGTGTTGGTGGTCAAATCAATGGAGAAGCTACTGCTGCTGGCATTTCGATGTCTCTAGGTGCAATCATTAAGCGACATAAGCGCACCTTGATTAACTTCCAAGAGTCTTTCTTGATACCTTTCGTATCTAAGGCTGCTTGGCGTTATATGCAGTACGAGCCTGAGCTCTATCCTGTGTCTGATTACAACTTCAATGCTACCTCTACCTTAGGTATTGTGGCACGAGAGTATGAGGTCAGTCAATTGGTGCAGTTGCTGCAGACAATGGGCAAGGATACTCCTTATTACCCTATCATGCTTAAGTCTATCGTAGATAATATGAATGTTTCCAATAGAGAAGAGTTAATCGGATTGATTGATAAGGCTGCTGAACCTTCCCCAGAGGCTACACAGGCACAAGAAGAGACTAGACAAGCTGAGTTAGCGTTCCAAGCCTCACAAACCTCTGCACTAGAAGCACAGGCTGCTGAATCTGAAGCACGAGCACAGAAGTTAATGATCGAAGCTCAGGCTATACCAGCGGAAATGGAGATTGATCGTATTAAAGCTATCACAACTAACCTAAAAGACGGTGAGAGCGATGATAAAGAGTTTGAACGTAGACTCAAAGTAGCGGATCGGATGCTTAAAGAGAAGCAGATGGACATGAACTTTCAAATGAAACAAGGAGCACAACCTAATGGTATCCCAACGCGACCTGAACCTAATAGTGGAGCAGATCAACAGCAGTTACAACAGGCTTTTGCAGCAGATAACAGTGCTAGAGGCGCAGGTGGCAGCATTAGAGTCTCCTAGCACAGTTTCTAGTAAAAGTAAAGATAAACCTTGACATTCTTGTGAAATTATGGTATAATAGTGTACTAAATCAAAGATACTTTAGAAAAGGATAATATCTTAATGACAGACACTGAACTTGAGCTCTACTTTAGACAGATGAAGGAACTCTTTCGCACAGAAGGATGGAAAGCACTGATTGAAGACCTAAGCTCAAATATACCACGTATTGACTCAGTAGAAAGTACCAAAGATGACAAAGACCTTTACTTCCGTAAGGGCCAACTGAACATCCTAGGTACTATACTGAACTTAGAAGAAACAACAAGGGTAGGCCAAGAGGAGTCTCAGCGTACTGAAGATCCTATAGAGGCAAACTACTCCGATGTTTAAATTCTTCGATTACAAGTGTGCCTTAGGGCATGTTAATGAACATATGGTTAAAGGCTCACCAGACTCACAGAAATGTAAGACTTGTGATGCTATTGCAACCAGACAACTTTCCTCTCCTCGTTCTTTACTTGATCCATTCTCTGGCGACTTCGCTGGTGCCACTATAAAGTGGGCTAAGGATCATGAGCGTGGTAGAGCAAAAGCAGAGAAAGCCAACCCTGATTACTAGGAGCTTTCATTTCTAATCTTTCTCCATAATACTAAGGTACGGAGTTTAATATGGCAGCAGTTATCCTCGAAAATGAGGAATTGAACAATGAGCGTTTTGATAGCTTAGACGACATGTCTGTAGGTACAACGGTACAGGAACCTTCGCAAGAGGCAAGCCCTGAGTCTAATGAACCAGCAGCAGTCCCAGATAAGTACAACGGTAAATCACTTGAAGACGTAGTTAGGATGCACCAAGAAGCTGAGAAGCTATTAGGTCGTCAGAGCTCAGAAGTAGGTGACTTACGTAATGTAGTCGATAGTTACATCAACACACAACTCAAGTCACAGGAGCCCGAACAGGCAACCCATGACGCAGATGAAGATATAGATTTCTATTCTGATCCCGAAAAGGCTATCAGTCGAGCAATTGAGAATCATCCTTCAGTAAAGGCAGCAGAAGAGTCAACGAGAGCTTATAAAAAGCAAACCTCTATGGCATTACTTCAAAAGGAACATCCAGACATCCCACAGATCGTAAATGATCCTAAGTTTGCTGAGTGGATCCAAGCTTCCCAGATTAGGACTCGAATGTTTGTACAGGCAGACCAACACTTTGATACTGAATCGGCACACGAACTCTTCTCCTTATGGAAAGATCGTAGTGGTGCTATCAATCAAACGCTTCAGGCTGAGAAAGAAGGAAGACAGAAAGCTGTCAAGGAAGGATCTAATGGATACACTCGCGGTAACCCAGATTCTAGTTCTTCCAAAAAGATCTATAGACGAGCTGATATTATTAAACTTATGAAAACCGACCCAGAACGCTACTTAGCACTCTCAGACGATATCCAACAGGCATACGCAGAGAAACGGGTCAAATAACCTTAACATAGAGAGAAATTAAAAATGGCTACTTCAGTATATCCCGCTACAGGCGGCATGGTAGATAACACTTCAGCAGCAAGTTTCATTCCAGAGATTTGGTCTGACGAAGTAATTGCAGCGTATGAGAAATCACTTGTACTTGCTCCTTTAACTAAGAAAATTGCAATGCAAGGTAAGAAAGGCGATACTATTCATATCCCTAAGCCTACCCGTGGCGTTGCTTCTGCTAAGGCAGAGAACACAGCAGTAACTATCCAGAACGCTACAGAGTCAGAAGTACTAGTTACTATTGACCAGCATTTTGAATACTCACGTATGATCGAAGATATCACTAACGTACAAGCTTTAGCTTCCCTACGTCAGTTCTATACTGGTGATGCAGGCTACGCATTAGGCAAGCAAGTAGACAGCGATCTATTCGGCCTAGGTAAGAAGTTTGGTGATGGTAATGGTTCTAGCTGGCACACAAGTGCTGCTTTCTACAATGACGCTGCTAATGGCACCTCAGCTTACACTGCTGACACTGTTGTACCTGCTGACGTATTTGCTGATAGCTTCCTACGTGACATGGTTCAGAAGCTTGATGATGCAGACGCCCCAATGGACGGACGCTTCTTAGTGATTCCACCTTCAATGCGTAATGCAATCATGGGTGTTGATCGTTATGTTTCTAGTGACTTCGTTAATGGCCAAGGTGTTGTTAATGGTAAGATCGGTGAGTTGTACGGTATCGACATCTATGTGTCTACTAACTGTCCTACTTTGGAAACTGCTGCCGAGAACGCTGCTACTGCTGGTGGTGCTATTCGTGGTGCTTTGTTGGGTCACAAAGACACTATGGTCTTGGCTGAGCAACAGGGTGTACGCTCTCAAACACAGTACAAGCAAGAGTTCTTAGGAACTTTGTACACTGCTGACCGTTTGTATGGTACTCAGGTATTGCGTCCAGAGACTGGCTTCATCATGGCAGTCAACGGTTAATCTAAACTAACCACTAATGGGAGTCTCTTGTAACTAAACTTGAGACTCCTTTTTTTTTACACTTTATTCCTAACTAATAGTGGTAACATAATGGCTATATTCCGTGGAACAGGCGGCTCAGGGGATTCTACCCAAGATGCCACGCTTAACGAAGTAACACAACAGGCTCTCAATGCCTCAAATTCAGCTATTGCAGCAGCTACATCAGCAACTAACGCTGGTTCCTCAGCATCTGCAGCAGCTACCTCAGCAACTAACGCAAGCACAAGTGAGACAAATGCAGCATCATCCGCAACAGCAGCAGCATCATCAGAATCTAACGCCTTATCAAGTGCGTCTACTGCTAGTACAAAAGCTGGGGAATCCTCTACAAGTGCATCCAGTGCCTCTACATCAGCGTCTACAGCAACGACTAAAGCGTCTGAAGCTTCGTCTAGTGCCTCAGCAGCCGCGGCAGACTTAGTTGCAACCAATCAAGATACAATAGACACAGCAGCAGATCTAGTAGCTACCAACGCTGACGTAGTGCTCACAGCAGCAGACGTAGTTAGTGCAGAAGCAGACAAGGTACAGACAGGACTAGATCGTGCTGCAGTAGCGGCTGACTTAGTAGCTACAAACCAAGACACCATAGACACAGCAGCAGACGTAACAAGCTCAGGTACTAATGCGACCAATGCAGCCAACAGCGCAGCAGCAGCAGCCACAGCTTTAGATAACTTCGATGATAGATACTTAGGCGCTAAGTCATCAGCTCCGAGTGTAGACAACGACGGTGCAGCTCTAGTCGAAGGTGCTATGTACTTTGACTCATCAAGCAATGGTATGAAGGTATACGATGGTGCTGATTGGATAGCAGCAAGTGCAGCAGGTACAGCGTCAATGCTTACCTATCGCTACATAGCTACCAACGCACAGACTACCTTCTCAGGCTCTGATGCTAACTCAGCTACATTGTCATACACAGTATCAAACATCATAGTACTCCTTAACGGTATTGCTCTAGACTCTAGTGACTTCACAGCTACATCAGGTACTTCGGTAGTCCTAGGTACTGGAGCTACTACTGGTGATGAGTTTGTTGTTGTAGCATTCAAAAGTTTTACAGTAGCGGATCACTATACTAAGACTGCTGCTGATGCTAGGTTTGAGCCTATAGACTCAGCGTATACCAAGGCTGAAGCTGATGCGAACCTTGCAGCACTTGTGGACTCATCTCCTGCAGCACTAGATACTCTTAATGAGTTAGCGGCTGCTCTTGGTGACGATGCTAACTTCTCTACTACGGTTAATAATAGTATTGCTCTTAAGGCACCTGTAGCGTCACCTAATTTTACAGGAGGCATAGACGTCACTGGTACTGTAACGGCTGATGGGCTTGCTGTCAGAGATGACTCAACGACAGGCAAGTATACGTTCCAATCATCAGATCAACGATTAACCCTTGGAACATATTGGGAGAGTGGTGTAGGTCAAAATGCCTATATAAACTCTTCAAGTAATACAGAAACTGTTGCGCAAAGTTTACTATTAAAAACAGGCAATGTTACCCGACAAACCCTAGCACCCAACGGAGACATATCATTCTACGAAGACACAGGCACTACGCCAAAGTTCTTCTGGGATGCTTCGGCTGAATCTCTGGGTATTGGTACTAGCTCACCAACATCTAAGCTCGAAGTCAATGGTGGTGCTGACAACTCAACTGTATTCAGTGGGCGCTCGGATGGTGGTAATGGCAATAATACTCGCTTTAATATCAAGGCCTACTCAGATGGTGGGGGTGCAGGATACGGTGGTGGAATAAAGATACAGACTAGGAGTGCAACAAATGTATTCTCCGACGCAGTAGCCATAGACTCATCTGGCAACGTGCTTGTTGGTACTACCTTGAGTGATGTAGGTTGGTGGTATAACCGTAAAGGGGTTGTGGCTAAAGAATCTGGCCAATTACATGCCGCTGCATATAGCATCCCTGCTGCTGTATTTAATAGAAATACAGACGATGGCGATATTGTAGAATTCCGTAAAGCTGGCTCTAAGGTGGGTAGTATTCAGTCTAGGGCTGGATTAGTTACCACAATCATCTTAGACCCACGAGCAAGTGGCGTAGGTTTAACAGGTACAGGTAACGCCGTTAGGCCAACAGATAATGTTGGCGCAACGAATGACGGTGTAATGGATCTAGGATCTGTTTCAGGAAAATTCAAAGACGCATTCCTAAGTGGCGGCATACACCTCGGCGGGGCTGGTGCTGCTAATAAGTTGGATGATTATGAGACTGGAAGTTTTACGGCTACGCTAGTTGGGCCAAACGCCACCACCACAGGCTACTATACTAAGGTAGGTGACGTTGTCGCTTTTTCTCTTGAGTTTGTGGCTGCCTCTACATCGGGAAACACTGGTCATGTCACTATTGCAGGGCTGCCTTTTAACACTATAGGTAATCCAAGACCAACCTATGTAGTCCACACGTATGCTATTGGCTTGAACGGGGGGACGTACCCAATTGCTATGTCAGAAAGCAGTGGTACTAACATAACTTTATATGGGGGTAAGGATAACGCTGGTTGGTCAACAATTTACTACAACGGAAACACAATCTATCTAGCGGTATCAGGTACATATCGCACAACCTAATTATCTAGCGTGGATTCGCTAGTGGAGAAGTAACATGGCACTAACAAAAGAAGTAATCGTAGACAAGATCGAAGTCTTAGAAAACGGCACAGTACAAGTACGCACAGCGACTAGAGTACTGGAGGATGGCATTGCGTTGTCCTCATCATTCCATAGACACGTATGCGCACCAGACCACGTATGCGTAGATGAAGACCCAAAGGTCACAGCGATATGCTCAGTGATACACACACCTGCTGTAGTGGCAGCTTATGCAGCGGCTCAGGCAGCAGCGTTAGCAGCTATGGAGGAATAACCAATGTCCAAAGCAAGAAATATAGCAGACCTTCTGAACTCCAGTGGTGACGTTAAACT